TAGATAGGGCAAGCCCCCCCGCGTGGCTCTGGTAGATGACGCCATCGGAAACGCCTACGGCCGCCCTGTCAGCATAATCGGCAAGCCGATTCAGTTGTTTGGCGTAAATTGCATCTCCAGGAGCGAAACTGCCAGAGTTGTTATTTCCGAATCCTTGGAGTCCCATTAGCCTAGACTGCTTGGTAGGTTGGGGTCTACAGGGTAAATATCTGGATCCCAACCGATGATTCCAGATAGCATAAGGTCAGCCTGCACTTTATAAAGGCCGCCAAAAATTTCCATAGATGCGTTAGTGCAGAGATAATTTCTCCGTCGGTCATAACTGACACCCGCTGGAAGTTCTGCTGTTAATTCTGTGTCGTAGTTTGCCGCTAGGTTTGCGTATGGATCTGGAAGATTGATAGCGCCAATCCATCCGTAATTAATCCATCCTACGCGTGATAGTGTTTTTTTAGCCTCCGATTCACTATCGGTATAGACCAAGCACCGAAGGATAATAGATGGACGAAAGTATGAACGCACCCCAGCCTTTAAGTTCACATCGTCGGCAGGGTTCTGCGCTGGTAGGAATCCAGCAAATGAGTACTGAACAGCCTGGAGTGCTGTAGGCTGGGTAATTGCAAAGTGCGCCCTATTCGGATTCTTGGTAAGATCAGTTTCGTTTTCAGCGATATACTTGGCCGCTCCAGCCAATGGCTTACCATTGCCAATCTGCTTGATTTGAACCTTGGTGAAATTGGGGTGGGTCTCAATGGCCTCCATAGCCGTGGCGCTTGATACTTGGACTTGAGTTACAGTATTAGAAGCGCCATCTTCAATCCCGCAATATTCACAGGCAACAGTCACAGTACCATTATTGGTACTAGCGGAGACACGATGAAGCGTAAGGTATTCAAGACCCTCAATAGGCGGTGGGTCGCCGCGCTTAAAGTCCGTAGTGATATCATAGGACTTGTCAGAGTCAGCGGTGTACTTCACCTGCATAGTAACTAGACCAAATCCATCGTGCTGGATAGTCCAGTTTTTCTCCATCACATACCTATCGTTGATATCAACGCCTTTTTGCTTATAGGTTATAGGCTTTGGTTGGTAGATATTGATTGACATATTATTTGGATACAGCGCCGTTAGTATCAGCGGGTGGAGGTGTGTTGTTACCGCCGCCGCCAGATCCAGCGGCTATTGTTTCAGTAGCGACTGCTGTGCGTACTGTGGCGTCACGAATTTCTTCAAGTGGATTGATTCTTTGGATTGCAGATAGTACATCGCCGCCGCCGACGGCTTGCAAGGAAGAAGCGGCTTGGAAGATGCCTGTGTTAAAGTTAGGCTTTTTGTTCTTTTTTTCTTCAGCAATTTCCTTATCCATAGCCTCAAGAATCTTCTTCTTTCGGTCTTCAAAATTAATGCCACGTCTACTTTGCTCAAGTGGGTCTGGGAATACGTCTTCGACTTTTAGGCCAGAGACCATTCGTCTTACGTCTTCCTTACTCTGTCCAGGCATACGGATACCCTCATCTTCGTAAGTAGATTGTCTGAATCCAGGAATGACAATTCCAGGAGCATTTCTTAATGCACGACCTCCGCTTGAAGTAAAAGGTCTGTTTAGCCTGTTTGCGGCGTGTTCAGCCGCCCAAGGACTTCCATCTGAAAATTCAGAGTCACCAAAAATTCGCTTTGCAGTACCCTGCATTTGAGGGCCGAATCCAGTTACCCAATTTGTAAAGCCAGTAGTAAACGAGTCCCAGACATTCGTTCCAACTCGCCCACCAGCGGCGGCGGCCTGGATATCCAACTCACCAACAACAGGAGCGCGATTTGCCATTTTTTCAATTTCGGCAGAACCGCCTTTAAGAAGAGGGATAAGGTTCTTGTACTGATCTCCGAAGAGTTGAGTACCTAGGCGAGCCAACTCAACGCTTTCTCCGTAGTTCTTATAATGGTCGGCCATCTTCTTGATGACGTCCATAGAGGACACACTATGGGTTCGCACGCCCTCAATGCTGATACCAAGGCGTCTAAAGGTCGCCGTATTAGATCCACCTTCAAGAGCCATCTTACCCAACTCTTTATTTCCAGATGCGACAGAAGATACGAACTCTTCCATAGACACGCCAGTCATTTGGGCGGCGTAGCCATAGCGCTGAACGTCCGTGGTAGATAGGCCAGTAATGCGCGAGAACTTATCGACCTTCTGGGCGTATTCAGCGCCGTTCTTTACGGCGTTTACAAACTGTTGACCAAGGAAGGTAGCAATATTAGCGCCGCTCAACATATCGGCGAAGTTGCTACTCATATCCTTCTTGAACTCGTCACCCCAACCCTTCTCCCAAGGCAACTTGGCACGACCTCTACCACCAGAGCCACCAGCGCCTGGAGCGTTACCTGGAGGCGGTGGAGGAGGCGGTGGAGGTGTATTTGGAGATGGATTAGGGGGCGGTACAGGCGCAGGAGGGCGCGTCGGTACAGGCGCTACAGGCGCTACAGGCGGTACAGGCGGTACAGGCGGTACAGGGGTCGGAGGACGTGGCGTCGGTCCAGGGACAGTCGGAGGGGTAGATCCTGGATTGGGGGTAGGGGTAGTTCCAGGGGTAACAGGAATAGTCCCTGGAACAGTTACGCCCTGTAGGCCAGTTGTGTCCGCTACGAACCTTACTTTGACTTCGTCGCTCACGCTTTAGATGCCTCCAATTGTTTGAGGAATTCCATAGCCTTGACGTCTTCCTCTGTGATTACCGTAATGTCACCTCCATCGGAGACTAAATTGGCGATGTACATCCACATAGCCTCGCACTCATTCATAGTCCAGGCTTGTTCGTAGGACATACCATTACGCATCAAGTTGGTAACACAGGAAAGGACTAAATTTATGCCTCTCCCAGCGCCATTGCGCTTCTTATCCCAGATGATGGGCATATTGTCGTTAAACTTGATGTAGTCTGCCATTTTTTGCATCTCCTGCTCATAGTAGCCAGAATCCAAAAATAACTCCGTAAACTTTAAAGATTCAGCGTCAGTAGGCTTTACGCATAGCATTTCCTTTAGGTCGTGCGTAGATAGGATGCGCGCGGCGATCACAAGGTCAGATGGTTCAAAAGGGTTGTCTGTAAGAATTACAGGTGACTCAATTTCCGTAAGAACAAGTCTATGCCTCATCGACATAGGCTTTAAGATACGGCCGCATACCTCCATCTCTATGATGGAGGACTTTACGGCCTGTATAAAGCGGCTATCCATTGCCGCCTGTGTCTTTAAATCTGCTCGTACTTGACGCCACGCACGGAGACTTTGCGATACTCTTGATTAGAGCCGCGATCCGTGACTTCCTTGAGGATGTAGGTAATGCCACCATACGACATCTCTTGACCGACCTCTGGCGAACCAGATGCCCTAACAACGCCTTCAAGGGTGATTTCGTCGCGATGGTCATCCAGGCGGTCAGTAATGACTCGACCCTGTTCATCCATCACTTCGACGTCAAGAGCATAGCGGGTGGTATGGCTGTCGGATTAAACGACCATATCGAGCCGAGATCCAAGGACGCCGTAGATAAGAGCAACACCATATTCAATTGCGGACATAGTAGTAGATTGTTAACCCTAGCCCGCAGTCAAACTTGAGGGGGTAGCACGGCTACGGCCGTGTAAGTGATGAGGTTTCCGTAGTTTCGGCCTTTCATACCTTCGTCGTCAGATTCGATCCAGCAGGCGTACAACTTGCCCTCATTGACCCCCCACAGGGACTTCAAGGCTTCACCATCTGACATATGGCCGTGAACCTTGGATACGCGCTCTCGGTGGGTTTCAAGGGTGTCGTCGTCAGCCGAGGAATAAACGTAAATTTCAACCTTTACGCTGTAATTACCCAAGTTGTTAGACCCAAGGTCTTTTTCTGGGGCGGCGCTAGATGCATAGACGATAATCATCGGCATCTGCCGAAGGTCTGGGGTAATACCTTTATTGACCAATATTCCAGGGATATTGGTGGAAATATAGGTCGAGAATTTATCCTCGATGATGGATCGGATTAGTGCGCTCATTGTTAGGGAAGATTTGTATTAAAACCCTGTCCTACGCTGTAATGCGAGGCAAGATGATAAAGTTGGTTGGCTCGGCCTTGTGCTACAAGTTTTTCGTACATCTCAACTCTCATAGAGTAAGCCCTATAATTTAAGGCCAGTCTGTAGCCGTCTTTGGTAGCCCTATGCAATCCTTGAACCCTATTACCTACCTCAATCCAAGGTACGGTAGGGTTACTCAATTTATTGTTCATAATTCCAGTACCCCATTGATTACCCTTAATCCAAGCGCCTGCCTTGATCTTACCAAGTTGAGCGCCAGCGCTATACCAGCCAGCCTTGAGTTCACCTACCCTAGCCTGGACGCGCTTAATGTAGGCTTTAACCTTCTCGCCATTGTCATCTACGACGTACTTATCGCCAAATGTGGCGTGCGCGCCCATATGCTCAAAGTACTGGGATACCTTATTACCACCTCGCGCTTTTTCGTGAAGTGACTTGATGTTGCCTGTGTAGTAAGTAGAAAGGTCTACGCCGTGGGCAGAGAGGGCTTGGTCTTGGGCGAATTTCCAATTCTGGAACTTATTCCAGGCTGTTAGGCCACCCGCGCTGTATGCGTCTTGTAATAGCCAATTTGGCAACTTTGGATCTGATAGGCTCTTTCGAGCGCGTAGCCAAGCGCTAAAAATACCTATATGTCCGTAACTCAAGATATCGCCAGCCTTCACATAGGCCAATGGTAGGAAGATTTTTGAAATCTGGCTTTCCACGACGGCTTGACCAAGTTTCTGTGCCTGCCTGGATCTGCCATCGTGACCCATACCTCCATAAAAAGGCATCGTAAAGTCCAACATATCGTCGCAGAACAACTTGGCCTGCTTCTGGAGGAGTTTGGCGGCAGACCCACCCATAATAAGCAAGTAAGCCCCTAGGTGTTGACGGAACTCCTGTTGGTTTACGACAACGCCCTTTTTTACCGTTACGACTCCACCTGGAGTGTTCATTGAACCTTCGTCTGCACGCGGGCAATGATCCAGGCGGCAGGAGGGCGGTCAGCGACGGCCACGATGCGGTATTCCTCGCCATTGTAGGTCACGATATTGCCGTAGGCAAATAAGCCTGGAACGGTGGTATTGGTAGACCTCAAGACCTTAACCTCAAAGGTGGTCTGATTAAGGAAGCCGCCAGTTTCCATATCCTGCAACACCATAGGCTGGGTAATCATAGCCTTTAAGGCTACTGGCGTGCCTCCAGGAACGATTTTAACGGTGATGTCCTTGCCTACCTCATTAAGGACGGAAAGTGCGTCTACGGCGGCATCTTCAAAAAATCCCATATGCTTTGCCCTAGGTCAAAAGGAAGAGGCCGCCCCCGAAATGGAGCGGCCTCTTTGCGTTGGCGCGTGAGGGGGACACTTGCCCCCTCGAAACCTTACGAGGTGAACTTGATCTTCTGGAGCGCGTCGGGGTTACCCTTCGCAGAACCGATGAGCCAAGTAGCGGACAACTTGTGGAGACCCTGCGTCCAGTCGTACCAGTAACGGAGAGCGTACGAGAACTGGCTGTCGGGGTCGGTCACGATGGTCTGTTCGCCACCACCAGTCGTGGGAGCGGCAGGGACGCGGGTCACGACGACAAGACCTTCGCGGCAGGAGACGACGCCATTGAGGCCAGCCTGGATGCCAGCGGCGTCGAAGCCGTTGTACTCGTAGAAGTCAACGCCGTGGATCATACCGAGGCGGTTGCCGCGAATGACATCAGTCGTGCCGATGGAGAACGCCTGCGCGATGACAGGGTCGGAGATCAACTGCTGGTAGGCATCGGGCGAGACGAGCGCGGCGCGGCCTTCCTGCGGAAGGTTGGCGAGCGTAAGGCTCTTGGCGATGTTGGAGACAGCGATGCGGTTGAAGTTGGCCTGCGTGCCAGAATAGCCATCAGCGAAGTCGTTATCGACCTTGGTGAGGACTTGGTCGAACAGCGACTTGACGACAGCGTTAGCCATCGGGGCCATAAACAGGCGGCGCAGACGATCCAGGGAGAGGGTAGCAACTTCGTAGTCGGTGAACCCGATGGTGACGTGCTTCTGGTCAACAAGGGTAACAGGAACGTCGGTGGACACGGCGTCAACGGTAGCAAAGCCAGTCGCGCGAGAGTAGTCGGCGGCGGTGAACTTGCCAGCGTAGCGGGTGTGTACAGTCGATCCGCGTTCAGCAACATAAGCGCCGAAGTCGGTGACCGCGATTTTGGTGAGAGGCTGGAGTTGCGGAACGAGCGTCCGCAAGGATTCTTCAGCGACGAGTTGGAGGGTTAGACCTCCGATTGCGTTAGCCATAGTATTTTAGTAGGGTGAGGGGTGAAAGGTATTACGAAACATTTCCAGTAACTTTCTCAAAGCCAGTCTTGGAAACTTCGTCTCGGTAACGATAGTTGAAACCGATTTCAAAATCCATTGGGCCGCCTGGAGGGGAGGTTTCCGTAAGTTTAACGCTAAAGGAAATATTGGTGACGCCGCTGTTTGCGTTAGCATCAGCAACAATCAAAGACCAGTTTGCAGTTAGCAAAGCGCCAAGTTCGGCGGTGAGGGTAGCGGGAAGTGCCATAATGGTTTAGCGAAGGTTAGCGGCGGCCAGGATCGCGGAGCGATTGGTATTATAGAAAACTTGCGCGGCCTTGGCGTCCTTCTGCTTGATGGCCGCCCATTCTTGAGCGATTTCATCATTCGTCTTGGAAGCCGTTTCATCAGCGACAGGTGCGCATTCCACAGGTTCGACGCCTACGGAGGCGGCAATCTTGGCGGCCTTTTTGGCGGCGGTCTCAAAAGACTGCTCCAGGGCGGCGTACTTCTTCGTGGCTTCGGAAACGGTGTTTTCCATTTCGGAGATACGAGCGGCGGCCTTGGCGAGTTCAACCTTATGTAGGTCGGCAGACTTCGTCAGTTCAGCAACAATGGCTTCCTTTTCGGTGAGGGAGGTGCGGGCGGCAGTCAGTTCGGTGGCAATGTTATCCACTTCAGCAGACTTGATACCAAGCGCTTCCTTGATCTTATTAAAAGACTCTTCGATGGTCATATTGCAATTAGCCTAGAGTCAAATTTAGGACAAAATGATGGCGTCGATGCCATCCACGATGCCAGTAACAAGACCCTTCTGGGCGGCCTTCTTGCCCTCAAAGACTTGGCCTTCCATATCTTCATCTTTGGCAAATAAGCGGCGGCGCTTGATGGTCTGCTTGAACTGGTCGTGACGCTCATCTACGTCCTCCTGGAGGAACTTCTTATCTTCCTTGGTGAGGGATGTGCCTTCCAGACCCATCGCCTTATGCTTGCCAGCCTTGATTACGTCCATTTTGACGCCTTCCATAGCATAGGCTTCGGTAAGATCAGCAAATGCGATGTATACCCCGACCGACCCCCAAGCAGAGGAGGGGGTGGCGTAGACTCGGTCACAGCGTGAGGCCAGTTCGTATGCGGCAGAGCAACACTCGGTCTCGCTATAGGCCGTGGTGCGCTTTGCGGACTTTTCAATCTTTTCTCCCAGTTCCTCAAGGCCATCGCACGTCCCGCCTGGAGAGTTGAATTCAAGGACAATTTCCTCAACCGACGTGTCGGCTAATGCCTTTTTAAGATTTTCGGTAACGTCGTTCAAATCGACGGCATTGCAACGCTTCTCGATTTCGGAGAGGTTTTTTCCGATTACACCACAGACAGGAATAATGGCCTTATTGCCAACAATCTCCATCTCGCGCGGCTTACCGAACATTAACTCCAGCATATCGTTGACGGCGCTGGCGCTAGTTTCTGGGGTAATATTAATATCGGAAACAGCGTCCAAGTAGGTCTTGGCGCGCATCAAATTGATCTTCAGAGGACGACTGCCCTTGAATGCGTTAAGGAGGTTCTTCATTGGTTAGAAAAAAATAAAAATAAAATCAGCGACCTAGGGGGTCTTCTTGCTCATCGGATTCAGCATCATCGATGTCAAGTTGGGTTTCCTTTTGTTCACCCTTTTCGTTTTCATCATCAGCCTGTTCATCGGCCTCGACGTTGTCGGAATCGCTAATGTCTTGAAGGCCAACATTAGTCGGCTTCAAAAGCATCCACAGAGGGACTCCGTATTCCTTGGAAGCATCAATGAACATCTTGGCTTCGACGGCACGACGACGAAGCATCGTAGAGAAGTGTTCGCCTTCTTCTTGGCAATTCTCGCCAATGGTCTTTAGGCCAAACTCGATGTCGGCGCGGTTCTGGGCGGCATCTCGGCCAGCGTCTACTGTGACCCGCTTGGGCGTAGTCCAGATTACCTTATTCCAGTTCTCACAGGACGGAAGTTCTCCGCGAGCAATGGCATTGCCAATGACGTAACCCCAGACAGGAGTGAGGAATCGGTTGATTAAGACGCGCTGTAGGTGCTGGAACTTGCGGTCAGCCTTTGCCACAATAAGGCGCATTGAACTGCCACTAGCCTTGGAAGGATCATAAAGGAATTCATAGGGTAGAGTTCCAGCAACGGAATCACGAACAAGATATTCAAGGAATCCATTGAAGGTCGGGTTGGGACGATTCGATTGGAAGGACTCTAGACGTTCCCCTGGAGCGAGAGCAAGGATTTTACCGCCAATAAAGGTGGACGCCTCATTAGGGTTGGTCAGACCATCACCATAGTCCTGTGGGCGCATCCCAAAGGCTTCAAAGTCGGATTGTGCGCCATCAAATTGGGCAGTCTCGCGGGTAAGGGTACGGACGACGTCGCCGTTCATCTTGACCGCAAATTTCTCAAGGCTAACGATTTCCAGCATATCAACGATGTTATTGATGCTGTGTTGAAGTGGGCTGTACGCGCGAGCGCCAGACGCTACTTCTGGCTCATAAACGTGCATCACGGCATTAGCGCCAACCTTCCTGGATGATCCGTCAGAGCGAATGATATTAAACCAATCTGGTCGGCCATACTTGCCGAAGTGGATACCATCCACCATATGCGGCTCTGGGGCAGAGGCATTTGCGCAGGCAACGCGGTGGGATTCAATTAACTGAATGCGCGGCTCACCAGAGGCATTGCGGGTCTTAATTGGGAAGCATTCGCCATCACGATATACGAGGCGCGCGATGATATGCTGGAGTTCGTAGAAGTTAAAGCGGCCAGTAATGTCGCAAGGATTGGAAGCCCATTCGTCAAAGTACTCTTCGTATTTCTGGTCTACGCTGGCAAAGCCAGTCCTGGACTGCGCCTTGATGCCGTCACCTACCGAATACAAGGCCATATCGGATAGAATCTGGCGGATTACGCCAGCGTTCAACTCCATCCAGCGCATTTTGCGCGTAGTTTCAAGACGGTCAAAAACCGTCATCGTCTTCTTGAAATCAGTCGGCCAAGACGACCAAATCCAAGAACGCTTGTTAGAGAACTTTGCCGACTCGAAATTCGAGAAGATCCCTGGACCACCTGTGGCCTGTTTCTTCAAGGGATCAGAAGAGGACTTCTTCTTTTTTTCGGGAGTTTTGCGCGCCATAAATCTTAAAGACCTCGGAAGTTGTTCAGAAGGTTACCGACGCGAGTGCGGTCAATTCCACCATAAATTTCTGGGGCTTTGATTTGCAGGGCGTAGCGGCATTCCAGAAGAACGGTAGGAGGATCGATAGGCCAGTCCTTTCGGATGTCCGTACCAGAGTCTTTGTATTCCATAATCGTTTTGCCTTCAGTAACGATTGCAACGGCTTTATCTCGGATAAGTTCAATCTGAACTATCGTAAGGGTCATAAAAATGCCCTTTGGAGAAGTAGACCCACGATAATGAACGAAAGCCATAGCAAGAATTGCCAGAAGTCAAATGGGCCTATTATCTCCCCCACAACAACGACGCTTGAGAGCCACCCAAGACCATTAAGGAGATAATAGGCTTATTTAGACGATTGTAGAATCTGCGGCCTTGTCAACTGCCTTTTCGTCAGTTGCGTTCTTATTTTTACCTCTGCCGATCAGTTTAGCCATCAGCGCGGGAAGGATGCCCATAGTTTCGCAATCCCAAAGGTGATTTGGTCTTTCACCGATTTGAACCCAAATAGGCTTCCCAGACTCTGTTCTGGTGCGGTGTTCGGACTGCATCTGCTTGCGGTACTCCTCGCCAGCGTCTTGGGCGTAGGTGTGGTGTCCAGCGCGGCGAAGACGAGAGAGGGTGTCCTTGAGGACTAAATTGGAGAACTGGAAGACTCGGCAGGAATGTTTGCCAACCTGGACGACCTTGGCTGGGCTGTATGGTCTGTAGGCCACTTTGATGCCATAGGGCGTCTGGACGCGCCAAGGGAAGTCCGTATTACCAGAACCCTTGGTAGCGTTCCAACTGTAGTTAGCGCAGTTCTTGTAAACCTCCTCCATATTTGGGCCATCCCCAGAGTCCACAAAAGTAAAGACAGGGCTGACCTTGTTCTTAATCTGCAATTCTCGGACTTGCTCCCAAGTATCAACGTACTCCCATAAAATGAGACGCGACTTGCCATCAATACTCCAGGATCTAACTAGGCAGAAAAAGCCCTTACGTTGAACGTCAACACATAGGAATCGGAGTTTTGAAAACTTGTCCGTATCAACGATTAATGGATCAAAGGGTGGCGCTACAAGTTTGCCGAGATAGTTAGCACCCTCTTCAGTCCACTCGACGTTCATTAAGTATCCGCTAGGAAGAACCTCGCCGCTACCATCGTCTGGTTCGTCGCTCCAGGGGAGGGCTAGGCGCTTCTGCTTGAAATCCTTACGCTTGCTCTCGTCACCGCCTAAATCAAAGGATTGGGCAGACTCTACACATTCAACGGCCAAGTCTCCCCACGATAGACCCCACAGCATCGTCATCGCATTAAAATGAAAACCTCGACGGCCTTTTGGTGCGGAGGGGTTCTGCGATACATACTCGGCGTCTTTAATCATTTCGGCTCGGACGCTATTGCGATCCTCGTAGCGATGCTTACAGCACTTGCACTCATAGGTGCAACCAGCGCGCAAAAGGTCGTAGTTCCAGCCTTGTGCTGTCTTGGCGGCTTCTGGGTACTTAATCTGAACCCATTCAAAAGCCTGCCTAGTTCCGCACTTTACGCATTTGAACGACCATTCCCCTCTGTCGGTTGAATGGAAGAGTTCTGTGAACTCATCGGCGTCCACCCCTCCTTGTGAGACGAAGACACTCTTACCCTGCCAAGTGAACGCAGTCCGTCGGGCTTGCGCTTGCTTGAGGTGACCTTTCGGCCATTGCCAGCACTCGTCACCTCCGAGAAAACGAATAGAGCGTCGCTGGAGGTTTCGCTCATTGTTAGCACCAAGCACCCAAGTGGTATTTCGCTGAAATTGGGTTGTGTGCCACTTATTTCGGTCAATGTCACTAATCCGTTCTCTAGTGCTAGGCGTATTTTCCCACAGAGGTCGAAGGCGTGTTTGTTGCCAGTCTTGGGCGTTGAGGTCGATGTCTTGTAGCAGGAGCATCGGTCCAGGTGTCCGCGAGGGGACAAATGCTGACCACAGTTCAAGCACCATCGACTTACCCGATTGGACGTTGCCTTGGACGACGATGGTTTCAACTTCTGGGTCTTGGAGCGCACGGAGGATAGGGGCTAGGTATGGCGTTGATTCAATTCGGAAAGGTCCAGGCTGTGGCGAGTAGGGTACGTTCTTTACGTTCTTTTCAAGCCAGTCAATGATGTCTCCATCTGGATCTGGGGCAAGTAGAGAGCGCAGGGCGTCCTCAAACTGTTTCTCCGTCGGTCTGGATTTCATCGTATGGTTTGGTTTCTTTGGTTTCCTCGATTCTGATTGGCGTCTCGACGACGGCATCTTCAGCATCTTCGGCTTGGCCAGACAGTCTGGTAAGAATCTTGGTCACCTCATCGTCAATGGCCTTCATTGCCGTGCCTGGAGCATCTGGGTTGGCTTTAACGGCAATCTTGGTGGACAACTGGGTCAGTTCGTTGCGGATGGACAGTACGACCTTGCCGAAGCGCTCAATGGCGGTCTGGGTCTTAATGTACTCCTTGGCCGCAATGTTGCGGGAATGGAGTTCGCGTTCAAGGGATACCAACGTCTTGACCAACTTGTCGTAGGTGGCGTAGGACTTGGACTGGTTAGGGTTCTGTTCCTCAAGGTCGGACAGGTACTGCCTATAGGCGCGCGCCTTGAGTTCTCGGTGCTGTTCGACAATGTGGGCGAAGTTGCGGTCATTCTCCAAACCAGACAGATCCGTAATCTCCGCATTGTTGCGTAGATTAGACCCTCCGTTTCTACGCATCGAGCGCTCGTTATACCAAGCCTCGGCGTCCTCGACGGATGACGTAGGCATCCCTTGTCGGATGAAGCCGTTAATGGTCTGGCGAGCCAGTCCTAGCCGTTCAGCGATGTCTACTGGTCTTACGGTCATTCTTCTTGAGGTTTGATTTGATGACGCCTTCCTTGATGTTCTGGCAATCAGAATCGGAGCGCATATAGCAACTGGGAGGCAGGTTAAGGCTTTTCTGGATCTGCTTAACACGCCAAGACACAGTCGCCTTGTCCACGCCGTACTTGGAGGCTAGGTCGGCCATCGACTTGTAATTTCTGTATCCGAGGGCAATACGGAAGCAATCGTTGTGCAGGAGGACGGCTCGGTTGCTAGTGCAGTCGTAGGCGTTGATGACGCGGGCAATGATGGACACCAAGGACGACAGCCTGGACTCGTCTGACTCCTCTGGCTTGGCGGCCATCCTATCCGCGTAGGAGTCTAGGTAGATTCGACGATGGGGTTCTGGCACTCCGTCGTCGTGAATGTCATTAATATCAAAACCAGACTCCTTTAGGCTTTGGATCTCTTGTGGGGTTAAAGTTTCCAAAAACCCCTTCCACGCATCGGTTATGGCAAGTCGCTTGCTCATTCCATTGTGCGCTCCATAGTCACTATTGCGTTGGTCAGTTGCTTGGCGTCGTTGATTAACCATATGGACTCTTTCTTTACCGACTGCGGGATGTTATCGGACATCACTATGTCTAGATACATTTGGACGAGGTGCGTGGCTACAGTATTGATGCTCTCAATCGAGGCATCTAGTTGATCGCGCTCTACGTCGGTAAGTTTCAGAGTACTCATCGTTATGCAAAATATCGGTCTAATGTAAACTCTAATTACAAATAATGTATAATCCGCTTTCGTCCTTAACGAAAAGTTCGTTCTTAATGCACAGTCGGGTAAGACACCAAGCGCGGGTGGTGTTAAGGTCTTAGCCGTACACGGCATTCCAGTTCTCGGCCACTTGATCGCGGAGGCGAGTAGCCGACATCGGCTCTTGGGGGAGGAGGTGAACGATAGCGCGCACCTGTTCGACCCTCTCCTTGGACTTGAGGATCTTGGCGGTGTTCAAGCCCTGGAGGTGAATGGCCATCTGCTCTCGGTTCTTTGCCCAGAGTTTGCGCCAGTATCCCTGGAAGTGTGGGCGGCGGCCTTTGTTGTTTTTTGGTTGGTCGTTCATAAGGGGGGTTTGGAGGGGATAAGAATGGTCTAACCATTCACGCAAGCCCCCGCAGGGAGGCGTTAGCGGGAATGGGGAACTTTAGTTCGCCATTCTCAATCTTATTATTGTAAGGCGTTAGCCTTACTATAAGATTATGTTGGGATATCAGATTTGCTATATGGTCGGATAGATGTAAGTCACATATAAGGGAGCGTAAAGCATAAAAGTGCGTTTTTGGCACAATACTCCCGCCCAAAGTCGGGGGTGCGCCGTCTTCGCCGCCC